GAAGCCACAACAGCCAGCACAGAGGCTCAGCAGAAAGCCAACGAAGGTATGGTCTCTGCTGAGGAGTACGCCGCAGTCGAACAGAAAGCAGCGGCCAAAGCCGAGCCACCATCCGGACGAATGGACAAGTCTCCTTCTCAGTCCGGCATTGATAAGCGACTGCGTAATGCGTTCATGCGTACTGTTCGTGGTATCCACAACTACGAGCAGAAGGTACTGGAGCAGAAGCGTCAATCTCGCCCGGATGACTACGAAGTCGCTGTGTCCGAGTTCTATGCAGCAGACGGCAAACTGGCCACCATGCTGAACGAACAGGTGTCTGAATGGTCCGATACCTTCGGCAACACCGTAACCAATTTTATCTCTACATGGCTTTCCACTCAGAAGTTTCCAGAGGGTATCGAAGATGAAATCAATCGTACTGAACAGCAAGCCGCTTGACGGTAGCCGGACCCTGCAGACCACTGCTGCGTTCAACAATGACGAACTCTGCATCTACGACATGATCCTGTCGCAGAAGTGGAATCCGGAAGATCCTTACGTTACTCCTGATGAAGTCATCAACTTCCTGAAGGATGCACCGTCTGAACTGACGGTACGCATCAATTCTTCGGGCGGTGAAGTCGGTGCAGCAATGGCAATGTACAATCGTCTGCTGGAACACAAGGGCACTGTCAACACGATCGTTGATGGATACGCATTCAGTTCTGCTGGTTGGCTGGCACTGGCCGGATCAAACCGTCAGATCTGCAACGGCGGTCTGTTCATGATGCACAACCCGTACATGTACGAAGAGATCAACAGCCTGGCATCCATTGACGCCGCCAAGAACCGCTGGGAAGCCCATCGCAACGCCATTGTGAATATCTTCACCTCCAGAACTTCTATGAAAGCCGAAGAGGTTCAGAACCTGATGGAAGCCACAACTTACTACGGTGCTCAGGAAGCCGTAGATAAGGGACTGTTCCATTCAGTCCGTAACGCTCAGCCGCAGAATGCTATGCTGAACTGCCTGAAGGTTCCGACCGAAGCACTCAACAAGGCTATTATGCCCGAAGCACCTGACCTTTCCGAACTTCGACGCCGAGCCTTGAATGCTCGTAGAATTTCTGCGAACTTAACTTGACAGCCCTATTACACCCGTTTACAGTGTTTGCATAGCCCTGCCCACAGCAACGCAAATAAGCACGGCCCTGCTTGTCCGTTTCTGGACCCCACAATTCAAAGGATCTAAGATGTTCCGTTTTTGGTATGCTGCCGTGATGGGCTGCTTGGGTGCCGTGCTCAATGACACGGCTGCAAAGAATGGCGATCTGGCAAAGTTCACCGCAAACCAGTTGACTGACGAACGCAATCGCCTGATCAGCGTGACCGATCAGTACGAAGCCAAAGGCGATAAGCTGACGGCCGAGGAACTGACCTCCTACCGCAATGACATTGAACGCCTTGAGGCGGTTGTGAACTGCCTCAATACTACGGCAGTTGGCCTTGCTGAACGTCGTAACGCCGCACTGTCTACCGCAGCCGTGTCGAATGCTGTCGGTGGTCTTGTCGTAAACCTTGCTGGCGGGGTGAGCACTCGCCCAGCATGGGAGAAGGACAAGGACAAGTACGGGTTCACTGATCAGCGAGATTATCTGAACGCTGTCGTCAACCTGTACCGCACTCGGAATCCTGACGACGCTGACCCTCGTTTGAAGCGAGTCGTCATGGATGCGGTAGGTTCAGACGAGTTCAGCAAGGCCAACTGGGAAGCACAGGGGATCATGGTTCCTCGGGGCTTCATCAACACCGTGATGCAGTTGGAACCTGAAGCCGATCGTATCAGCGGTCTGATGACTCGCGTCCCCATGTCTGCTCCGGTTGTCGATATTCCTTGCCGAGTTGACAAAGACCATCGCAACAGCGTGACTGGCGGATTCAATGTCTATCGCGGTAAGGAAACGTCGATTCCGACGATGACCAAGAACGCGATGGAACTGGTCAGCCTCAAGGCCCATGAGATCAACGGTGCTGCCGCTGTCACCAATCAGTTGATGGCCGACAGCCCGATCTCGATTGCCTCTCTGATTGATCAGGGTCTGCGTCAGGAAGCACGTTCCTTCCGCATGGATGAACTGCTGAACGGCAACGGCATCGGTCGCCCTCTGGGTATGCTGAACAGCAACAATGCTGCTCTGCTTAGCGTGAAGCGTGAGAACGGTCAGGCGACTTCCAGCATCGTCAGCGGTCTGAATGTCCTGAAGATGCGTAAGCGTGTCTGGGGCTACGAGAACGCCGTCTGGCTGGCACCTCTGGACCTGTACGACATTCTGTTCACTCTGGTGATCGAGTCGCCGAACAACGCCGGTATCACCAAGCTGTTCTACTCGTCCACTGGCGGAGAACTGCCGGATACCTTGCTGGGTCGCCCGGTGATCTGGACCGAGTACATGCCCGGCATCACAACCGGACAGGACGGCAACCTGATCAGCGAGTGGAACGACAACTTCCTGGCTTGCGTGAATCCGACGCAGATGCTGTTCGGCGAACGTGGTTCTGCTACGATGACTCGCTCGATCCATGTGCGATTCCTTGAGCGTGAAGAAGTGTTCCTGTTCACCAGCTTCGACGATGCTCGCCCGTGGTGGAAGTCTACGTTCCAGCCGAAGAACGGCGGTCTGACGCTGTCACCGTTTGTTGTTCTGGACAAAGCCACTGCCTGATCCCTTTGGAGGTGGGGTAACTGAAGTTCGAGCCGCCGACGTTACCCCACCTCCCCCTTTCTGCTTTCATTCAAATCATCCAGAAGGATGTTCTATTATGGCTACTCAGAAGTTCACTCACCTGACCAGCAAGTACATGATTGTGCCCTTGGGCACGATCACCCTGACTGGTTCTCTTGCAAACGCCCATGTCATCACCGAGATCATGGACAAGGCCGTTCTGGTTGTCGCCGGTGCGGCCCTGACCGGGAACCTGACCATCGCTGCTTACGGTTCCACCGTCACAGCAGGAACCTCCGGTTTCACCCTGATCAAGCAGGTTGTCTTCACCAGCGGTACGACTGCTTGTGCTCTGGAACTCGACAGCGAAGAAGTCAGCTTTGCCGAGAATCAGGCCGGTGTTCAGTTCAAGTCCGTCGTGTACCGTGTCAACGGTACCAACACCAATACGATCAAGGCCGCTGCAATGGTCCTCTCAATGCACCGCCGAGACGATCTTACCCCGACAGGCACTGGCACCCTGACCTGATCTGCAGGCCAATGCCAGTACCTTGAAAGTGCCCTCACGGGTACGACCGCACAGAGTTCGATGGGGGTGACTCTGTGCGGTTTTTTGCGTAACACGCCCGTCCCACCTCTCCCGCTATCGGTGACGTGGATCATAGACGGGTTTCTTTGTTATACCAGAGGTTTCGTATGCCGCTTTACATCGACCTCTCAACGGAAGCCGCAGCATCAACGCTGATTACTCAGGCGTTCATCAATGATGTAAAGCGAAACATCGGCTTCGACCCTGAGACGCCGGACTCGGAGCTTCCGGTAGACATTGTCGGGCTGATCAATACCAGCATGACGATCTGTGAGAAGGAACAGTGGCGATTCCTGCTCCGCAAGACAGCGAACCTGTCTTTGCCTTACGAAGCGTTCCTGGCCGCAGATCGTCTGCTGGTGTTGCCTTTCGGCAGAGTCACCAGCCTGACCACGTTCAGCTACAAGAAGTACGACGGCACGACTGCTAATATCTCAAGTGCCAACTACACCGTCTACCCACACGAGCCAAGCAAGCTGTGGTGCAAAGACTGGTCCGCTCTGTTCACCGACATTGACAATGACCAGCCGTACCCGATTACAGTCGCGTACCAAACTGGTTACTCTTCCTTCTCAGAAATTCCTCGCAGCACAGTTCAGGCAATCAAGATCCTTGCCTACCATCTGTACGAGTTCCGAGATGCAGTAAGTGACAATCCAGTCTCAGAACTCCCACAAGGCTACTGTGCTCTTCGAGATCACAACCTGCTGAATGACATGCGTGCTATCAAGTACGTTGCTGAAGACTGGAGTAAGGTGAGTCGCGGATGAACAAGTACAACCGCCGAAGCCGACCGAACCTTCGCTTCATGCTGGAGTTCTGGACTCCCAGTACGAAGAGCAATGCCTCTGGCGAACTTGAACAGGGCTTCGAACAGCACTACCGTGGTCCCTTCGCTCTGGAGGTACCACAGAAGCCCTTCGAGATATCAGCCCAGGGAATCGTACAGACCGAACAGCAATTCATTGCTATCGGTCAGTGGTGCCGCCCAGCCAGTGCCGTGACCGAGGGTATGTACTGTGTATGGGTAGGCGGACAAAAGGTGTACGCAGTTGTCGGTCAGGCAACTGATCCTTGGGGCGACCGCAAGAAGATCCATATCCGACTGGTTGACAACGTAGCACAACCTATCGCTCAGAAACTTATTCCGACGATGATCTGATGGCAAAGAACAACCTCAAAGTAAGATTCACCATTGATCAGAAGTTCCGTAAGGACTTCGATGCTCTTGCGGAGAAAATACAGAAGAAGGTTGTGCGTCGTGCTATCCGTGCTGCAGTTCAGCCTATCGAAACAAGCCTCAAGGCTGAAGTGCTTGCGAACGCTGAGTTCGATCGTATGCAGCGTGAAGAGAACGGATCATTTACCAGACTTCCGCCACAGTCTACTGGTGCCACATTCCGAGCAGTACGAACAAAGGTTCGACAGAGCCAGCGTAGATCCTACCGTTACTATGGTGTAGTTGGTATCGACAAGGCTCACCTCGAATACATCAACCCGAACGTAAGGCCGGAGAACAACACAAACGGCAGGTACCAGCAAATCTACACTGGTCGGATCAAGGGACTGGCCAAGCACGGCAGAATCAGTTACTATCGTTCCAAGTCATCCCAGCCAAGAGAAGTCAAGGCAATGGCTCGCAGGAGGTTTGGTACGAGACCTGAATCCCTAAAGAATAAGAATCGCCGTAAGCGTCCTGCAAACTACTGGCACATCTTCCTGAGAGGTGCCACAGGCGTAGACAAGAAAGGCCCTTGGGCTGGTAAAAGAAAGCACGCTTGGTCTGGTAACGATATACTGCAGAAAGTGGTAGACCGACACCGAGCCAGCACTCTGTTTATCTTCCGCCAGAAACTCATAGAGGGTCTGAAGAAGGGCAGCACATGAGTCCTTACAATCTGGACACAGCTATTCAGTCCTTGCTGGGTGGAATCAAAATCTCCGGCAAGTCCATTACTGTCGCCAAAGCAGGCTTCATGCCGTCTCTGGATCTGCAGAGGCATCCCTACGGCTACATCTACTGGGACTTAGGCGAACAGTCGCCTATGCACTGTTCTGAAGGTCTGGGAGAGACCGAAACTGTATCCTTCAACCTTGACATTGCCTGTATCGCACATGACAATGCTCAGCGTAAGGCTTTAGCGAATGCGGTGCTGAACATCCTACAGCCAGTAGTCAGCAATCGTAGAACGCAACTCACCTCTCATAGCGTTACAGGTACTGGCGTGTTCATCAACTACATTAGGTTTCTATCCTCGGGAGAGGCAATGGAAGCCAAGACTGGTCAGTCAAATCCTGACGTGACTGTGATTCTCCTTTCGTTCACTGGTAAGGCTACTTTGTAGGAGGTTTTCTGATGCCCATTCGCGATACGAGTCGTATTCGAGTCAAGTTCTTCGAGCAGACCAGTGTGCCCACAGGAAGCGGTGCAGCACCTGATCCGGTCGATGCAAGCAGTGATGTGTACATGTGCCTTGTAGACGGGCCGAACTGGTCCGGCTTCACTCGTGGCGACGTTGAAACCACCTGCAGCAACACGGCACTGGACGCTTGGGGCAACCTGATTCGCCAGTACCAGGCTGGTAAGATGGTTGACCTCGGTACCATCACACTGACGCTTGACTGGGACCCTGACACAGCCTACGGCGGTCGAGAGATTGCCGCATTCATGGACGGTCGATCCGGCAACCTGCTGATCGAGTTTCCGGCCAATGCAGGCGAAACCACTGGACCTGTTATCACTGTCAACGGCTACTGCAACTCCTGCACACCAGCCGGTACTGTTCTGTCTGATGACCAAGCCAGCCGCAGCACCGTCGAACTGGTGTTCAAGCTGAACAGCATCAGCTTCGCAATTGCCACCTGATTGATCAAGTACCTCGTACCCCTTAACCCCATTCGGCGAGACTCCCATGATCTTTGCTCCTCTGAAGCGTGTTACTGTACCGTTCTCTCCTTCCTCAGAAATTGTTGAACCGTCGATGGCAATCATCACTGCGTTTTACTCCGCAGTGAAGAGCCTGCCGAAGATCGACAACGATGTGGATAAAGTGTCGTACCTGCACTTCAATGCACTGCGACAGTTGATCTGCCTGTTCGACAACGGCAAACCATTCCTCGGTCAACTGGTCAACTCGCTGCATGACCAGAACGCCGAGGTATGGTCTGTCACCGTTCTGGAAACTGACAGCATCCGCCAGATCCTCGACGCACTTGAGCCAGCATACCTGAATCGAGTCATCGAGCATTACATGGAGACTGTCAGTTTCCAGCAGTCGGAAGTGTTGCTGAATCTGTTGCGTGAGGTTTGGACAGAAACCCCCGCAGCAAAAAACTGATAACTCCCAACGACAGGCAGTGGTTCGTCTTGTTCCTCTGCAGTCGTTGGGGGAAGTCTTTGGCAGAAATCTCTGCCATGCCCATGTCCGAGTTCGACCAGCACTGGAATTACTGGAAGACTTACAAGTGGGGCATGACCGATGATCTGCTCGCGATTGTCGCAGCCAATGACATTCGCTTCCATGCTCCGAAGTCCAAGGTCAAACCTTGTGACGTAAAGGAATGGACACTGCAAAAGGACTACGCCTACAAAGCTGCTGCAGTTATAGCCAAACCCATTTCTGCTATCAGGAGTGGGTTTGAGGCTATGATGCGAATGATAGGGACGAAGAAATGACAGCGGGCATGAGCGTCACGGACATTGCAGCAACTATCTCCTTAGACTCCACGCCGATCATGCAGGGCTTGAAGTTGGTGGAGCAGAGATTTGTTGACTTCTCCAAGTCCACAGCATCCCCGTTCTATCCCGGCAGTGCCCCAGACCAAGGTGGGGCACATGTCCAGGCATTCATTGACGAACAGATTAAAGCCGATGGCAGAATGACGGCTTTGATAATTGCCAACCGCCAGAGAGTGCATCAGTTCGATAAAGAGGCTCACGCTTACCGCATCCGTGCAGCGAAAGAAACTGCAGATCTGGAGAAGCGTATCTCTGACGCTAAGTTGCTGGAGTCTCAGC